TTGAACCAAATCGTATGGCAAACCTAGCCAAACGTCGTTGGATCTCATGGTTGTTCTCATGCAGAGCTTATCGTCGCGGACAAAGAACTGAAGCGCCAGGGTACAAGGAACATCTTTTACGTTTGCTCCCAGATCCTGACGAGAGTCAAATATGGTTAAAACAGCCTGACGTGAATCCGGATCTGATTTAAGCAGATCCACTAAAGGCTGGAGTCGTCCATAGATTCTTGGACCATAAGCGCCGTGAAAGATGCCGCCGTCCAGATAGTTTCCAAAGACTTTAGATCCGGAGATAACCAATTCCGGCGCTGTGGTCATTCCAACCAGCTGAAGAGCTTCGACCGCACCAATAAAGGGTTTCATGTCCCTATATTTGACGTCAAAGGGCATCAACCAGGGTCTTTGGATCTCAAAGGTGACGTTATTTACTTCCAAAGTGGACTGACCGCGAGGAGTTGTCGGTGATCCGTGACTGATACAGGTGCCAATGGCTACCTCAACCACCTCGGAAGGCGTGTCTAGTTTAATATACATGCGGTAACTCCCTCTGAAGATCGTTGGAATGAACCACTTGAATATGATCCATAGTGGCTGCCAAATCAAAATACATATCTTGGGCCTTGATAACTGTCTCGATCTGATCCTGTTCGCCGCGAAGCATCAAGGTACTTGTAATCGAATCAGCGTCACGGTAGATAAGGATCACTTTAGCGCCTAGCTCTTGCAAGGTATTGTCGCAAAGTTTGAATGATTCCGGACGTGGAAAGAGTGATTTACGATTAAACACAAAGGGCCAAATTGCTTCACCTAGGTGCCAGCGATCTAAGATCACGTTTTGATCCTCCGGAAGCTGCATTAAAGGCTTGATATATTCCTCAAACCAATGATCATGTCGCGGGATACCCGCGTGAAGAATCTTGGCATTTTGCTCTTTAGCTAACCACGCCGCGTGGCTTGACTTGCCTACGCCGTCAACGCCTTCTAGGATCGTGATCATCAGCAATCCTCTTTCGGAAAGCCGTCCTCATATTCGCAACCTTCTGAAACAGAGCACATAACTCCGGCATCATCAAAAGCACGTTTACAAAGTGGACATTTACCCCAAACGCCGTCGTATCCTTCTTTCTGACGTTTAGCGTTTTTATCAGCCTTTTCCTGGTAACGCTGCTCCACTTCTTCTGAAGTTGCGCCTACAGCAAGCCACAAATTAACAATAAAGTGAAGAACATCGACCAATTCGCCAACAAAAGCTTCGCGATTTATGTGTCGAGATGAGGCCCAGGGTTTCCAACCGACTTCGGCAAGTGCCTCGTGTAGCTCATCGGTGGCAGCCAAAACCATATCTTTAATGAATTGCGATCTTTCTTCATCAGAAAGATCCGTAAAATCGATGCCAAATGACTCCTCTTGGAGCTTCTTTTGGCGTTCGAATATAAGATTAAGCATTTTTCCCCCTCGGAATGTTCACGACTTCGACGTCGAGTTGACCAGCAATGTTATCAAGCAGATCCTCAGAATACACCTGCGGATCAAGAGAAACACCGAAGAAAACTCGGCGGATCCCATAGGCAGCTATAAGAGGAATACAAGCCTGGCAAGGTCTATGCGTAATGGCAATCAAGCCACCACGAACCTCGACTGGAGTTGTATATCTCAGAGCGTTTACTTCAGCATGGATCACAAACGGGCGTCTAGCTTCCCGATCGTCCCAATCGATTTGAATCCCAGAAGGCGCGCCGTTATAGCCGATACTTGCAACCGAATTATCCGGTCGAAGGACTACGGCACCAACTTTAAGCCACGGATCTTCGCTTCTCAGCGCAGCAACGTCAGCTAAAGCCAACGCATATTCCGGCCATTCAAGCCTCATCTATTGGATCTTTTCTTACCCTGGGCCTGACGAACCAACTGTTGAACCCTGGACGTGGAGATACCAAGGACATCGGCAATCTCTTGATACGTCCAACCCTCCTTATTTCTGGCAATAAGCAAGATTTCTAAGAAGTCTTTTTTACGTTTTTCGACGTCATAAATAGCTCGTTTTAGATCCTTATGGGCATCTTTAAGAACTTTTACAAGTCGATCAGTCATTCCATGCCTCTTTAGGTGCGTATGGAGTGTTGTAATTATCCTGAATTCCAATCCAAAGCTTCGGTTTAGGGCATTCGTCGCATGATTTTGTGGACGGACATTCGCAATCTGAGTCCTCATCGTCCTCAATTACGGTGACTGAAGTGATCAAACCGGCTAGCGGATAGTTCTCCTGGAAAGCCATGTTGACTTTCTGATCCGCCAGATCCGGATATTCCTCTACTAATTCCTCTAATTTTTCAATAAGTTCCGTGAGTGTGTAGGACATTATGATGCCGCCTGACGTTCACACGCCGGACACATCATAAATGCCGTTTGATGCCAACCCCAACGATGCCCATTTAACATGGATCGTAAAAAACGATCCTCAATCATTGTGGGAATTCCTTCGTCGTACAATTTCAAAGCTTCTTCTTTTGTGGTCATTATGCTGCCTTCACTTTCAAATAGACGTGAGATTCAGACATTGGAGCGCCAAGATATGACTCGACTTCGCGATAACAATCACGGCAGCCAATATATCCATCGCAACCTTTTGCGGAAGATCCGCAGCAATTTGTATATCCGATCAACTTTCCAGCAAATGGCGCTTCAGTTTCACGGACAATTGGATTTCCATATTCGTCAATTCCAACCATATCCTTGACTAAATACTTTGGAACCAGGACATATTCATTATTTTCAAGTGTTACTCGTACGCGACGTGATGTAGACATTATGCACCCTTCTTAGCTAAACGACGATTTAATCCGCAAGTAGAGCAGTATCCAATATGAACTTCGGCATCTCTCCATATAATTCCTGCTGATGGATTTGTAATATCCTTATATTTACCAACACGTTTTGATTGAGAAATTACCCGATCGCAACCACCAGCGCATTTAACATTCCATACAAGTTCATCTTCGCTAACAATTATTGGATTTGACATTTTTACCCTTTCTCGATCCTTCTCGTTCGTCCGGATCGATGTCCTTATTCTATACCCAGGGATTAGCTAAAGGGAAGTATCCTGGATCTAAATTTTACGTTCAAAATAGGGGGGGGGCTCCCCCCTCTAAGAAACGTACCTATCTATACTGTGCTTTTCCTACTCCACGGGAGTAGAATGATCCTATGAAACCGGGCGACGGGTCCGGTGGATATACAGAAGGGTAAGACAAATGACATACGAAATGAAAAACATCAAGAAGCTTTCAACTCATAATGGAGTTGCACTAACTGGAACTCTTTACCGCGACGGAAAGCGAATTGCTACTGTTGAGGATCAGGGTAACGGCGGATCACTATGGATCAGTTGGATAGAAAGCGAAAAGACAGAATATCCAATTCTTCGTGAGTGGTTTCTTAATAACTGCGCCGGACACTGGACTGAACGTCATAAGAATGACGAAAATTGTGAAGAAATGGCAGTGGAATTGATTATTGAAATTTCTGAAAACAATAAAGATTCCAAGAAATCGATTGTTGTTCGTGTTGTTGGCGACGAGATTTACCCAGGATTGCCAAACGTCGAACAATATAAATTGAAAAACGCAACAATTGCCGATACAAACGCGCTTTACTCGATCGTAAATCAACTTCCAACAGCGGAAGTTTGGGACTCTTCGATCCAGAAATATGTTCGCGCCGATGCACTTTTGATGAAGGTTGGTGCATAAACATGGCTATGACCAAAAAAGACTACGAATTGATCGCTGGAGCTTTAAGTTTGGCGAAATCTTGCGTGATCCAGTCCGGAATTTACACTCCGGAAATCGCCATAGATTTGGCTACAACCATCATTGCGGATCAAATCGCTCTGGTAAATCCTAATTTTGACTATTACAAGTTTGTAAAGAAGGGTAAATCTGAGCTATGAGCAACGAAAAAGAAGTGATTTGCGGAGATTGTTTGTATCCATTAAGCCAGTGTCAACACCATAAGGAGAAATAAATGTTCCCAATGACGCCTTTAGAGTCCTGGATCTTCATATTTTTGGTCTTTACGATCGTTTATACTGTTCCGGTAATCCTGTTTAGGATCTGGAATTGGGCTTGTGAACGCGCCCGTCAGCGCCAATTGGAGGAGTATTACTCTTCCAAATAAAAAAAGAAGCCTGCTCGCGTAGGATCTACTGGAAGAAGGGGTTTCCAGGATCAACTGCGCGAGCAGGCTTTCTTAATTATTCAGTGGCTAATTCACCGCCGAGCGCCATATAAGCCGCTCCATCGATCCAGCCGTCCACTTTAGCTGGCTGATTTACTAATCTGGCAACCTTTACCTGATTCATACACAAGGCAACTTGCCACATTTCTACTTCAATTCCTAGGACTACGCTCCACAATTTAGCCATGCGACCAAAATTGTCCTCCGGAGATCCGTAATCATCTTGCCGATCTCCGTAAACTAGCTGCGATGCTTCGCCTAAGATTCCGTCTCTGTCCATGTTTCCCCCTGGATTATTGTCGTTTTGTGGTGCAAAAGATACCCTATAGCTCGCTTCAAGAACTCAATATCCTCATCTAACATGCCGATGGCTGTGTTGCAGCCGTGACAAAGAAGCCCTCGAACCGAGTAATCGGTGTGATCATGATCCACGCTAAACTTCTTTGGATATTCGGATTCGTGAACTCCGCAGATACCGCACCTATGATTTTGAAGGATCAAAAGATCCTCGTAGTCGGCGGCTCGGATCGTCCGGCGGTGCTCATTACGGCACTCCGTACACTCGTTACGCCGACCATCAAGGGTCCTAGCGTTGCGTGAGAAATCCTCCAAAGACTTTAGTTTCCCGCAGTCCACGCAGCGCTTTTGATCAGACATTTACTTAGTCGTCGAATTCTTCCCAAACTCGGTGGCTTTAGGATCGATAGCCTTCCAGAGTGGAGCAATGAAGGCGGAAATGAAGGCATACGCCAACACTTTAGGATCTGTAATTCCTCCGGCATACATTGCCAGGACGGAAGGAACAGCGGCGCGAGCATAGGTCACAACAACAGCAACGGCTTTATCTTTATTCATGGGTTCTCCTAGTCCTTGAACTTCGGTGATCCGAAGCCAACAATAAAAGGCTTTAACTTCTTTTTGTTATCAGCCTTATATGCCCTAACTTTCTGAGCTACTTCTCCCCCATTACGCTCTGAAGTTGACTTTTTAGCATCTCCAGAGGTATTACCTTCGATTGTAGTAACAGTTCCATCTCCGTTATCTTTAACCACAATTCCTATGTGATCCACCGGAGTACCGCCTTCAGCAAAGTCAAAGAAGGCTAGATCGCCTGGTTGAGGCTTTGCTGTTTCTGCATTAGACCAAGTTCCGGTCCCTTGAAATTTACTAGCTCCGGTTGCCGTACTTACGACATTTGGGATCTTAAGACCAACCGAATTAGCGCACCACATAACAAAAGACCCACACCAAGGAAGAAAATTAGCCTTAGTAAACGCGCCATACTTTGTTTCATTATCTTTAGGTCCTTCTACGGTGCCAAGTTCGGCCCTGGCAATCATAATAAATTGGTTACGTTGACTCATTCTTCAGCCTTTGATTTTAGGATCTCAACATCAATCCGGATACATTGCTGATTTTCAATCAGCTGATCTACCTTGTTGATAAGACCAGTCTTTCCATCGTTGTACAACGCATATTCGATCCTGTTGAGCTTATCTTTAAGTTCTTCTGTGTGCTTTTGAATGCCGTGTTTGGCTATAATTCCAACACCGGCAAGTAAAGCGGCTATAACAAAAAAATAAGAATATACAATTGTAGCTACGTCTGATGACATCTGGCGCCCTTTCGGGTTATGAGTTAGTGGTGAGTTTGGTTATTTGTGCTTTAAGAATTGCATTTTCTTGAGCCATGAGCCCAATAGTTTCACGCATATTTTTTAGTACTTCTTGAACATCTACTTCTTGATCCATTATTTCCCCTCAAGTGCTTGAATCCTAGTCTCTTGACTTTGAATTAAAGCCAACATTCCAGGAATAATTGTTCGATCGTTCCAAGTTTCTACTTGACCAGCGTCATAGTCTGTTCCGGCTGGATATACAGCATCAACCTCTTCAGCAATAAACCCTGGAATTAAAACACCTTCGCGTTCATCGCCCTCGGTCAAATAGCCTTTCTTAAATCTAAATGCTCGCACGGGTATTGTAAGCAACTTACGCGGATCAAGATCTTCAACATCAACGAGATTAACAATGTCCTCTTTATATCGTGCAGAAGACGCGGTAGAACGAGCAAGTAAACCAGTTGTAGCATTTACATACCCATTTGCTGTTGATGTAGTTGTACTGTGATTTGGAACATAAAAGTTGCTATTTGAATAAGTTGCGCCATTAAAACTTATAGCAGATGTTGATACACCAATATTAAAAGATGCACTTGCTGAAATTGAAACGTTGCTAGATCCAATATACATTTGTGGGCGAGTACCGCCGCTGCCGTCTGGAGTTGCTCCATAGTGCATAAGTAATCCATAAGCAGATCCACCAACGTTAAGAGGAACTATATTTCCAACGTAGCTTCCACCAGACTTAAATCTAATTGCATTGGTAGATCCGTCAAGAACTACAGCTTCATTTCCGGTACTTGTTTGGATCTGTCCGCCAATAATGACACCAGATCCAATTCCAGTAAGTCCAGAAGAGCTTATTGAATAACCATTAGTTCCATCACCAAAATATCCTGATTTAGCATTAACAGTTCCAGTTATAGTTGCTTTGGTTGCTACAATAGCTCCGGTAACCGCATCAAGTGAAAAATTTCCGTCAGTTCCAGTAATACCAACTGCTACAGCAAGAGTTCCGGTTGTAATATTTCCAGCATCAATATTAGCTACAACAAGACCAGAGATTGTTGTTTGAGTCCAAGAAGTACCACCCGCGCCAGAGTATTGAGCAATAATTCGACCATTGTTTACACCTGATGATCCATATTGATACCAAATATCACCAACAACATTAGAGGTTGATCCTGGAGCTGATGTTGAATATGTAACTTTATTTTTTCCGTCTGCTGTTGTTTGCGCAGTGCTTGCCGCGGTGTTTGCGGCTACAGCTGTGTTATATGCTGTTGACGCTGAAGCTTGAGCTGCAGTTGCATCAGCTTGCGCTGAAATTGCCGCATTGTACGCTGCAGTTGCATTTGCATCAATTGCAGCCGTAAGATCTACAACATCTGCGCTATTTGTTTGATAAGCATAATTATTTGTTTCATAAGAATACTCTGTGTTATCAGCCCAATAAGCATTACCAGTAGCAGTTGTTATTGTAGCGTTTGTTGTATTAGCAACAGTAAAAGTATTTGTAGCAATTGAAGTAATTGTAAACGATCCATTGTAACCATCTGGAGCAATTCCAGTAACGGAAACAATATCTCCTGCTGAAAATGTATGACCGGTTGCTGTATATGTTGCAGTACTTGATGTCTTGCTAACAGCTGTAATGTCAAAACTTTTGAATACAAGATCTTCTGGAGTAATGGTAATCTGTGGTGATATTGGCATTATTTACCCCTTAAGGAAGGATTACTTTTGTGGCTGAAATTGGACCGGTGTAATAAGTTACTTCCCAGTTGTCGGGTGTGATCCTGTAACGGAAACCTTCAATAACTAAATTAAAGGTTAGGTTTCGACCATCAACTGTTGTGCGCTTTACAATACAAAGATCCTGAAGTTCTGTTTCTAAGAAGTCTGGATATAACGATCCGAGTGCCAACGCCGTAAAGTCAATACTCTGAACAAGAGTTTTTGGTGCCTTCGTAAACGTCGCATAATATTGAGCCAGCTTTTTAGCAACCGCGTCAAGCAAAATATAGGTATCAAACTGTCTGATTTTTAGACCATACTTTGTGACCTGCGGTTGATTCTTCCATAGCTGCTGCTTGCCTTTAGTTCCACCTGGAGCATAGTTAACAAGAGCAGCGTTAGTAAATGAATAAATACCAGGGTTCTCGTCAATGTTATTGTATTCAACGGTATCTGCTGCACGAGAATCATTAAAGGAAAGCTGCGTTGGACGTGAGAATTTGTTTTGTAAATTAACAAGTGTAGCTACGCCGGTCCGTGACATATAGAAACAACCGGCTTCAGCATCTTCGCATTGGTTAATAATGTCCATAATTGGACTACCCTGGGTAGTTCCAGCCAGGGTTACAGATCCGGTTAAGGATCGCCAGGAAGATCCGGTACCCCAACCAGCATAAGTCAACATGCGACCAACGCGGGTTGATGTGGTCTCACCACTGTAAGAGGCAGCCTTAAACCCTGGAGCGGTATATCGTCCCAATACTGAAATACCATCAACAAAGGTCATAGTAGCCGTAGCGTCAAAGCCGGCGTCAAGCTTGGTTGTTTCAAGATAACCAACATAAAGAACGTAGCTTGTTCCAGACCACGTAGCAATAAGACGGGCCCGAAGATCCGCGCGAAGCGCTGTAACACCGCTAGATACCCAGGGTCCAGAGAGGTTATCCGGATCATAGTCACCTGAACGATTATCAAAAGTAATGATCATTTGACCGGGTTCCATGCGCTGATCCTGGCGAGTACGACCTCGATTAAGATCGACAGCTCTTAGATCGGTTGTAGGAACATCGGTATATGTACCGTTAAAATAGAACTGAATTTTGAGCGTAGGACCATTAGTACCGTCAAAAGCGCCCATTGATTAAACCCCCAAAATTGCTGGATTAAGACCTTTACGACGCATCAGTTGGGCAATATCATTACGGATCTTAAGAGCTAGATCCTTTTCTGCAACCACCGATCCTTGAATATGGTTAATGACGGTAACTCCACCCATCATGCCCATCTTGCTCAAAGGAATGATAGCTTCTGGTCCCTTTTCAGCAACTACACCAATGTGCGCCTTATTAAAAATTCCACCAGCTGCGTGAGGTGCAGCGCTCATGAATGTTGGACGATCTGCAAGAAAATCAAGTTTTTTAGACTTAGTACTCCATGAAGGAATCTTATTAGGATCGGTAGTAAGAGCTTCGCGATTTTTTGCCATCTTGTTAAGTACTAAGTTAATTCCAACAAACGCTGCAGCAATTGCTGCAATAGTAAGAAGGAATGGAGCCCAGGCAATATCAGCCGCGACTCCAGCGCCGGCAATTTCTGTGCCAGTTGTTGTTACCGCTGTACCAAATCCCGTCCAAATTGCAATGAGTTTAGCAATAGCCGCGATTCCTTGAAGCGCCTGGAATGTCTTGTAAGCTGCATTAACAAGTTTAACTGCAATAGCCACACTGGTAATTGCAACCGCCCATTTCATAATAGCGTTTTTATGCTTTTCAACAAATGGAGCAATACGTACTAACCAGTCAGCAAGCTTTTTTAAGTATGGAAGAAGCATATATCCAAGAGTTTCTTGAGTTTCACCAAGAACAACCTTGAATTGCTCAAACTTAAATGCGGCAGTTTCAGCCTGCGCGGCAACAGATCCTTTGAAATCATTACCAAGTTGCTTAACAACATCGCTAAACTTAACAACTTCTTTTCCGGTTTTTGAAATTTTAACCTGGACATTTGTAAGTTGACCGTTTACAACTTTCATCTTGCTTGCATAAACATCTTGAGATTTAGCGCCTGATTTTATTGTTATGCCAAGTTTACTTAACGCCTTTACGTTTCCATCATGCGCCTTAGCAAGAGCGTTGGCAACCTGAACAACCGGTAATCCTTTTTGCTTTGCAATTTCAAGAGATAAAGTTGTAAGCTTTTGAGCCTGGGCAACGTTCTTTGTGGATCTAACTAAGCGATCAAACGCCGGGCGGATCTCGTCGTCCGCTGTAGCCGACCAGATAGAAGCCTTGTTAATAAACTTTTCAACCGCTGCAACTTGAACGTCTCCAGCTCCGGCAACTGTTTTAAGAGTTGCCGCAAGTTTAATTGAGGATCGTTCATCTTCAGCTGCCGCTTTAGCAAAAAGAACCGCAGCACCAGTCATAGCTCCAAGAACATAATTAGCTTTCTTAGATGCTGATTCAAGCTTATCTCCGGTTGATTTTGCTACCCAACCAAGTTTATTAAGTGCTTTA